GGCAAGTCAAGAGAGACTTCTTCATCATCGTCTTCAGCCTTGAACGCAGCACTGGTTATCTGTGGATAGTCTACTGTTATGTAATCTTGGTCAGCATCGATAAACGTACCTGAGACAGCGTTAAAGTTGTCCCTCATGGTAATTCGTGTATCCATGACTATAGGGCCGCGCAGATCGTCAAGTGTAAGTGTCTTAACGGGTGAGGAATATGCACCTACCTTTAGCTTCCATGATCCTGCACCCCAGAACAATGTGCCAGCACAGGCTGTAACTAAGTCCTGCAAGACATCACCTATGGAGCGGTTGGCTTGTATCACGCCATTAATTGTGTAGCGCTTTTCTGTGCCTCCACCATCTAGGTTAATGTTTTCGTCACACTCATTGGCCGCTGCTGAAAATGTAACATTGTCAATTCCAGTATCACTTAAACCATAGCTTGATCTTAGGAAGTCACGAATACAGAGCGCAGCATTATTGGAGTAAGCAGTGCTGCTTATGCGAGGGTCAAACACCTTTTTGCCCTGAACTTTAGCAGTGATTAGAGGGACGCCATTTAAGAACTTGTCTTGGTCATACTCATATCGCACATACAAACAAGCAATCCCATCCCCACGGAAGTTAGATGGAAGCGTAGGGCCATTAAAGCCAGAGATACCATCCAAGGATGATTTTACGTTTTGCCCTGATGCACCAGTAAACTTTCTAATGAATATTTTGCTTTCGTAATCAAAAGCATCACCACCAGACCCAACCGTTGTGACATACCCATTACCATCTATCGTCGCCACAACATCATTGATGTAAATGTCGCCAATACTATTAAGCTCATGTCCCGCCAAACAGATGATTTGATGAAGAAACTTGTTTTCGTCACCAGTGGTTTCATAGTAGGTGACAGCGCCACCTTTGCGAATTTCTCCGTAGACGAAATCCTGTGGTGCAGCGGCATCCCTTGTGTTGACTAGAATGCTTGCAGAACCAGCGGCACCAAAATTAGGTTTGGGAGCAAGTGCGTTTAAAGCCCAAGAGGTAACGGCGGTTGTGACTAGGTAGCCCACGACGAAACTCGCCACCGTTGATGCCGCAAGTGTTGTGGCCCCCACTGACGCAAGGATATATGCGCCAACCGTAACTGGATCTCTAGGAACCCTATCCCAGCTATTCCAGTTTGTTATTGTGTAATCACCTAGCTTGTATTTGTTCATATCTCTTTAACCCATGCTTGGTGAATGTAATCTAAAGGCAAATATAACACACCGCCCTTCGATAAGAAAACAGCCTTAGTACCGGTGCATATACCCATAGCTACACCTATAATCCAAGTGTTGGATTTCTTAGTTGTAACCAACGCCCCAAGTGGAGGGATATAATTTATCGGCTTTAGCTTGCAGCTAATCTTTTCTGGCAGTTGCCTTATAGAAAACCCAACCTCATTTTCCAACTCCTTGCGGCGCAATATCTTAGAGCCTTCCCCATAGCGCCCAAGCCAGTCATCAGCCCAACCCTTGCCGTACATAGCTTTATAGGCGTTGTTGGTAAAGGTAAGGCAATCATGCGTCCCCCAGTGGAAAGGCATATCACGCACATTCTTGATGTAGTCGTTTAGACTTTCTCGCGGCCCCATATTACATCCCTGTCCTGCAACTGAGACACAAAAGAAAAGAATGTGTCGCCAGAGTTACGTGATATGTGGTTTTCATGGGTATAACGATGATTGCTGGCTTTTTCCAAGCGCACCAGTTTGCTTTCCACGGTAAGCGTAATTGTGCTCGTCTCTCCGCTGTCTTCAATAGACATGGTATTCATAAGGCCAGAGAAGACTTCTATAGGCGTGATCGTATCACGCGTTCCAAAGTATATCTTCGCGACCCTACGTTGGTATGGCTCTTGAAGAGCTAGGGAAATAAGACTTGATGATATGCCAGATAAAGTAAGGGTAATTCCCTTAGCAGATAAATCATTAACCTCTTCAAGGCCATCAATGGTCAATAGACTGCCAGAGCCGGTATAACTAGCGCCGCCGATTGTCAGATCCCCGTAGCCCGTCCATAGACGAACAGGAGACGTGTCCAAAATAAGCTCAACAGCATAGTATGGCTCAACCTCTAGCTGGCTAAGTGCAGTAAGCAGTGCTGCTGGGACAGTGCGGGTCATATTGCTTCTATTGCTCCAAAGGTAATTCCATAAATGCTTGCTTCATTGACTGACCAAGATGTCTCATTAGAAGAAAGCCTAAATGCACCCTTAGCGTTTGATGTCACTATTGATGTTCCATTTGGGTGTGCGGCGCGGATATGAGGCCAAATATCAACCGTGCAATCACCAATGTTATCGGTGTTAGTATCGGCAAGCACCTTGTGTAAGTTAGTACCAGTTCCCGTTCCGATTTGTATGTAATCGCCAGCGCGAAGCCAGTTTGTTTTATTGCGTGATGCGCCCCTTATGTCTAAGCTGCCTCCCGTTTGATCTGCACCATCAACTACAGGAGATCCAGCTAGGGTTGCGGCTAAGCCACGTGGCGTCGCGCCATTAGGATCACCCAATAAGAAAGTTCCAAACTGTCCACGTAGACTAATTAAGAAGGAAATCCATTGCTCTGCATCAGCCCGCTTCATTGAAGGGAGTGTTATGTCAGCTTGCCACATTTGCCCCGCATAAGCATGGGCCTGACCCGCAAATGTAAATGGGGAACGACTATAGGCCACCGCATTAACGGCACGAAGATCAACAGAAGCTATTCCCGTAACTGTTGGTAAGGATAGTGGATAACTAATAGCCATTATGCAAATGCCCTTCCATATGATCCACCACGCCGCTTAGCGTCTGCTACAGCAGCCTTAGCGCTGTCTGCTATCTGTGGCATTAGCTGCTTAATCTCAGTGCGTACGGTTTGCTGTACGCCTGTGGAGATGTTAATTGTTTGGTTGACTACTACGCCGCCACCACCAAGCTGGTTGTTTGGCACGACTTGAGCGTTACGGCTTGGAACAATAAGTTCTGGGCCACGCTCGCCAACCATGTAAGGTCTACCGCCAGACACAGGACCACCCATTGCCCTCTTGTTAAAGAAACCCATTATTGAACCAGCTATACCGGTGCCTTTACCAGTTGCAGCATTAAAGCTTCCAACCATTTGCTGCACTACAAGCACTCTATACAATTGGCGAATAATGTCAGCTGCCATCGCCCTAAATGCATCTTCAACAGTCTTCGTCCTATCAGCTATACCCATTAAAGCATCTTCCATGCTTGTCTTCATGGTGTCCGCTATTGATTGTGTAGCTTTCTGAGCATCTTTTAATGCTTGTGCAACTTCTTCTGTTGCGGCTGCAGTTCGCGTAAAATAGTCATTTATATCAATGAATTTAATATTATTCATTGCATCTGACATAACTTTCAAGCCAGTATTAGCATTTTCAATTCTTTTACCAGTAAAATGTATCGCGCTATTTAAGCTTTGTATGAGCACTTCATAGTCTTGAACAGCTGTTGTGGGATCATCACCAGGAATAGGAGCTAAAAATCCTGGTGCAGCGGTTCCTGAAGTTAAGTCTTTCATTTGCTGAAAGGCTTTTTGTATCTGCCTAACGCCCTTCTCAACATTTAAATTAAATAAATGAAAACGCTCTTCCATAACGTTAAGCTCTGCCTTAAATGCAGCGCCTAAAGATCCAATGCCAGCAACTAAATACTGAAACCCATTGATTAGCTTATTAGCGCCAAAAATAAGACCATCAACCAATAGCCCAAATGCATACTTAATGCTATCGAACAAAGGTTGAAGAGGCTTAAGCGAAATTAAGATATCAGAGCCAAACTTCTTAAAATCAAATGATGTCTCTGAAGCACCTTTGCCCATTAACGCTATAGCACCACCAACAGCAACTAAGGCACCAACAATCATACCTTTAGGACCAAATATAGAGGCAAGTTGAGGACCTTGCATTGTCATAATCCTAAGTGCGTCAGTACCCATAGATGCTTGCACAGCAATATCTTGAAACTGCAAAGAAGCCATACCAAGATTACGAGTAAGATTACCCTGCGCTCTTGCTACATTTCTATTTGCTGCAGTATAACGGCCCATGCTGCCAGTAGCTTGCTTCATGGTCTTATCAACCCTACCAAGCTGCTGTTGCACTTTCTTCATCTCAGGAACAGCATTCCCGACAGCATTCATCTCAAACGTGAGCTTTTCAACTGCCATTTTTTTCGCGCTCCTGCTTTATATTAAAGTATGCGATCCATTCATAATACTCTGAAAGGCTTATTTCTTCAACCTCTGAAATAGTCTTGTGTAAGTGCTCTGCAAGGTTAATCAGACTATATCTAAATGGATCGCTTCTTAGTTTTTTTCATGTTCCTCTGCAGACATAGTCTCGAATATTGATCCAAAGACCTTAGCGATAACGTTAATTGTTTCTCGCATTAATATAGGCTTGTCTTCCAGGGTGAAGGCACTATCACCTTTTTGATCTTGACATTTATCTATTATCATGTCAACCATGCCAGACATTGTAGGAGTATTCAAAAAGTCCTTATGCTTTCGCTGAACTTTTTCAATGTCTTTAGCAGATACCTCGTGGAAATAAAGGCGAAGAGGATTATCCTCATCGCCCCATTCATCCACATCAACAAAGCCTCGCTCTTTTTCTGCACGTTTGGCCGCAATGCGTTTCGCTAACGACATATTTTACACCGTTGAAGCTGTTAGCGCACCTGAGCCCTGGACAGTAATAGATGCCTCAACAAGTCCATCAAATGACGATGAACGTGTAACACCTGTTACAATGGCAGAACCAGTATAATATGTGTCGCCAGCAGTATCGCCTTCAGGATAAACATTCAACGTTACAGATGCACCAATAGTTAGGGCTCCCTGACCGGCAGTATCTGTTTCATCCCAGAAAACATCAACTGATCCAGTAAATGTTGTCAAAGAGGATTTATACGTGCGAGCAGTGTCGCCCATCGTAGTGTCCTCAAGAGTATCCGCTGTTTCTTCTAAGCTGAAAGAACGAATTTCTGCAATTGCGTCAGAACCGACCTTCACAGTTCCTTCGCTACCCGCGTGAGTTGCCATAGTAAAGTCTCCTTATCTGGCCGTTTCTACATCATTAATAGCCGTATCATATCGCACATCAAATGTAAGCTTCGCAGAACCAATAGGTTGCTCAGCTTCTCCTGAGAAATTAATCTCAGTACTTGCTAACACAGCTGACTTCGCAAGACCATTGACGTTAAAGTCATTGGCTATTGCCTCTTCGATCTGAACGGCAATAGCGTCCACATCATTATCAAAATTAGTTGTTGCGCGAACATATGCGTCTACCTCAATAGAAACAACACGCGCAGATGTCTTTAGACCAACGGTTTGCAGCGCAGAAGCCTCTGATCCTGCGTAGACAGTGATAGCTGGCAAATCAGCTTCAGTAAGAGAATAAACTCTAGTGCCATATACGCGGTTGCTGACCAACGTGACATTAGTGGTAAGTACAGAAACAATTTGCTCCCGTATTTGCTGCCTAACGTGAGCCACTATGATTTCTCCAATTGAATAACAGTCACGCCAGTTCCATCGTGGATCCAGGCACGCACATAATAGGTTATCGCATTTATAACCATAACCTGATTATAGGCTATGCTGGATATGTCTGTTGTTCTACAGGTTAGGCGTGGCTGCTCTTCGTGAACGGACACATAACCGCCAGCGTCAACAGGGATTGTTTCGTTATCAAAGATACCATTTATCGTGCCGCCATCATAAGTGACCGCAGTGGCGAATTCATCAACATCGAATATATTTGATAAATCATCTGCAAATGGTATAGCCATCGTTAGCTCTTTTTCGCCCTTGTGGTCTTAGGCTTTGCGGCCCTATCAGTGGGAGCCTTCACAGGCTTAGGCGCAGGAGCATCTCCAATGCGGCCATATCCCTTTAGCGCAGTAGCCTCATCCGCGCCTAACTCAACTATATCGCCCGCTTTTCTAGCTTGACCAGCAGCAACACAGGATTTCAGGATAATATATTTCATCTTTTGCCCCTTATTGGAAAGGAGGGCCAAGTGGCCCTCCCAAGTTAGCAC